CGTAGTAACCATAGGTTGTCTGACGCTGACCGCCGCCGCCCTTGCCGCCCACCTTTCGGGTCTGGCGCTCCTCGCGGATCCCCGGCGCCCAGATCACGTTGCCGGAGGCGCGCATCGTGCCGTAGATCAGCGGGATGGGCGCGCCCCAGGCCGAGGAGGTCACCGACAGATCGCGCAGCCGCGGCCCCTCGATATCGGGCTGGTCGGGGCCGAAGAGAAGCGAGCCGACAGTCGAGCCGATCAGCCAGCCGGCCTGCCAGCCCAGCCCGAGCGCCGTGCTCCCCAATGCGCCCGCGCCGGCGATGGCCAGCACCGCCATCAGACCACCTCCGGAATACGCCACGCGGCGCGCCGGCGCGACAGCCATGGCTCGATCAGCGGCTCCTCGAGCACGCAGCGCCGCAGCGCATGCGCGTGCAAAAGATGCGGGACACCGTGTCGCGCGGTGAGAAACCCGGCATGGCAGGGATAGCTGGTCTCGGCAAAGACCAGGATGTCGCCGGGGCGCGCCTCGCCGAGGGGAAGCGGATCGAGATCGACCGCGAACGCCTCCAGCAACCTGGTGCCGGTCGCGCGTCGGTCATAGCCCGTCACATCATGATGCGGCACGTCGAGTGCATCGGCCACGACGATCAGCAGCCCGATGCAGTCCACGCCGGCTGGCCCGCGGCCCTGATGGCGCCAGCGCGCCCCGATCCAGTGGCGTGCCTCGGCGATCACGTCGTCACCGCACACTGGCTCACGCTGCTTTGGCTCATCGTGCATTTGGCGTCTCTGTCAGCTTGTCGGCCCCCGGCACGAAGGGATCGCCCCGGAAATTGAGCACATTGTCGAACCGCTCGATGCAGGTGGAGAGCCGCTTGTCGCAGCCCGGATAGATCTCGAACGCGTCGCCCGTCCCCACCGGAAAGGGCGGCGGGAAGGAGAGCACCAGATCGCCCGTCGCCAGATCCGATCCGCGCGCCTCGATGGCCCGGCCGCTGTTCTGACCCGAGGTGAAGATGATGACCCCGCCGGTGAACCAGTCATTCGGTTTGCCCTCCACATCGATCACGGCGGTGAACGAGAGCGCGTCGAGCGGTGCGGTGACGAGGCCCGGTCGTGTCCACTCCGGATCCGTGATCGCCACCCCGCAGCGCGCATCGCCCAGATCGGCGCGGCAGTCGGGCGTGTAGGGCTCGATCAGCCGCTGTGCGAGCACCTGAGACATGCCGCGCAGCTCGGTGCGCCACTGGCCCTCGCTTGACAGCATGACTTCGCCCAGCCAGCCGCGGCGCAGCCGGAGGGTGCCCTGCGACGGGTCCTGCCAGTTGACCACGAAGATCCGCACCTCGGCCCCGTCATAGAGCCCCGCGCGCAGCGCGTCCGCCTCGAGCCCGGCGTCGTCGAGCACGCCCTCGAGATCGACATTGCCGACCGCGAGCCCGGCCTCGGAGGCCACGGCAGTGCGCGAATAGCCTGCGCGGGCGCGATAGGTCTCGCCGTCGACCGCAAGATCGCCATCGTGATCGGTCGCGCGAAACACCACCCCGTCACGGCGCGCCAGCCGCCAGCAGGTGGCCAATGTGAGCACATCGCCCTCGAGATGCGCGGCCAGCTCTGGTGACACCGCCTTCATTCGCGGATCTCCACCACGGTGATCCGGCCCCATTGCTGCATCTCGAAGGTCTCGACGGTGAGATCGGCGGCATCGGTGTCGAACCGCGCGGGGACGTCGAACTCGAAATCCGCGGTGACCGCGACGTTCGGATCCGGCGGTGTCGAAAAGGTGATGAGGCCGGTGGTGTGATCGACGGACACCCCGGCGGTGACTTCGACGCCATCGCGATAAACCGTGATCGTGCCGCTGACCGGGCGCGTGATCCGGCGTTCGTGAATGACCCCGCCGCTGTCATAGCGCCGGACCAGCTGGAACTCCGTGCGCTCCCCGTCACCCAGCCCGAGCAGCTGTCCCACCGACCGGAAGTCGGTCCAGTCCCGGAAGCGAAACCCGTGCGCACGGCCGCGCCGGGCGTAGAAGAAGGCGAGGAATGCCGCCACGTCCGCGCGCGAGCGGATGCCCGTGGAGACGTTCCATTCGCCCCGCGAGCGCTGCCATTGCGCCACGCGCTGCTCCCGGCCGCTCTGCGTGGCGGTGATCGCCGTCAGGAACCGCGGCCCGCCGCTGGCGCCATAGGCGATGGCGGACGGAAACTGCACATCGTGAAAGTCGGTCATCGGGTCTCCTATTGGTTGCGCCTGGCGATTGCTGCTAGCGATTGCGCCGCGCACGGGCGATGGCGCGGCTCATCTCGGCGGTGATCTGGCCCTGCGAACGCCGGAAGCTGTCGGCATCGGGCGTGGAGATGCTCATGTTGACGGTGACGCCGCCGTCACGGCCGTTGCCACCACCGCGCTGTCCCTCGGCCACCTCGCGGCGCGACAGCACCCGCTCGCCGCGCTGCAGGATCGCCGGGACCTCGTCGGGCCGCAGGCCCGCAATGCCAGAACTGCGTTGAAGCCCGACCATGCCACCCGCATGCAGTCGGGGTGCCCCGGCAAAGGCCATGGCCGGCACCTGCCGCTGCGGCAGTGCCGAGACACCGATCACGCCGCCCGAATGCGCCACTGCGGCGGTTAGGCTGCCGCCCAGACCGCCCCCGATTCCTCCGAGCGCGCCGCCCAGCCAGTTGGCGAGCGGGCCGAGCACCGCCGTACGCAGCGCGATGCGGGTGATGTCCTCGAGGATCGAATTGGCGAGGTCGCGGAAATCCACCTTGCCCTTCGTGACCAGCGTCAGAAGCGCGTCCTCGGCCCCGCGAAACGCGCTGACCAGCGCCTCGCCGATCTGCCGGCCGGTCTCCATCGCGCTGTCGGCATAGCCTTGCAGGCTTTCCGTGACGGCATCCCAGCCCCGCGCCGCCGTCTCGCCCGCCGCCGCGATCGCGTTGCCCGCTTCCGTGGCCGCGTTGGACGCGCGCCCCGCGGCGCCTCCGCTGCCGGAACCGGTGCCTGATGTCCCATCCTCCCCGCCGGAGACCCCGTCGAAGGCGTCCCCGATCCCGGCCACGGCGTCCACTGACGCATCCGCCGCCTCCGAGGTCCGGGCCAGCTCCTCACGGATCGCGTCGACCGACTCCAGCGGCCCTGTTGCCGCCCCACGCAGTTCCTCGGCCACGCCGCGCAGCGCGTCCTGCGTGGCGCGGGCGTCCGCGGCATAGGCCCCCAGCCCGAGATCGGGGACTTGGTACTCTCGTTCGAAGGCCTGCGTGAAGGCCTCCGCCGCACGGCCGCCGGCATCACGCGCCGCGCCCGCGAACCGGGCCTCAAAACCGCCAAGGCTGACATCCTCGAGCGCCCCGATGCGCAGCCCGCCATCGCCCACCGCCCATGACGGCAATGCGGCGAGCACCGTGTTGATCCCGGCGATGAAGCGGTTCACGCGCCCGATCACCGCGTTCAGCATCCGCTCCACGCCGCGCACCATGGCATTGGCCGCCCCGGTCACGACCTCGCCCAGCACGGCCGGCAGATCGGACCAGATCGTCTGCGTGGCCGCGAACGCCCCGCGCCAGGTGTTGATTATGAGCGACGCCCCGCGCGCGACCGCATCGAGACTGGCCTGCACGCCGTCTGCCACGCTGGCGCGGATCCCGGCCCATGCTGCCGCCACCGTCGCCCCGAGCGCCTGTGCGCCGGTGCCCATCCGCTCCCAGACCTCCGCGGCCACGCCGCGCAACAGATCGAGGGCCTCGGAGAAGCTCCCTGCCGCTGCAACCAGCCGGCCAAAGCGCAGGATCAGCTCCTGCGCGCCGATCACCAGCGCCACAAAGGGCAGCCGTATGAGCGCCCCGCGCAGCAGCGCCAGCGCCGTGGCCAGCCCGCGCACGCTGACAGCTGCAACCGCCATTCCCGCCACGAAGCGCCCGGCAACCAGCCCGGCAACCGCCGCGAGCGTCGCCGCCAGCCGGTCGAGATTGCCCAGAACAAGCTCTATGGCACGGCCCACGGGCCCGCTGCGTTCGGCGAGTGCGGCCATCGCGTCGGCCACCGCCTCGAGCGCCGGGGCCGCGGCGACCGCCAGCTGATTGGCCAGCCCGCGCCAGATCAGCCCCAGCCGTGAGATCGCATCGTTGGTCCGTTCGATCTGGGCCGCATCCTGCGCGGAAACCACGACCCCGAAGGCGCGCACGTCTTTCGTCGCCTGGCGCAGTGTGGCGCTGTCGATCCGGCCCATGGCGATGGAGCCTTCCTCGCCGAAGAGCTGGCCCGCCACCGCGGCGCGCTCGGCCGCCGGCACGAACTCCTCGATGGCGGCGTTGATCGCCCCAACACGCTCGT